GATCCCAAGAATGTCTCCGAAAGGGAAAGACTTGCTAAGCTTTCCTGGGATGAACTCGATAAGCAGGGAGATCTCAGGACTCTCAAGGAGAAGTATGAAGATCTCTATGAGGAGAAATTCGAGCAGAAGTTCAACAAAAAACCTGACAAGAAGTAATCAACAGCGCTATGTACACAAACAAGAATTCCGCAGGACAATTCCAGTCCTTCAACTTCGTAGCTCCTGATGGAGTTTCGAGTGAAAAGAATGAGGTTCTGTTTCCTTTTCATGAGAAGCAGACTCCCGATTATGCAGCCACCCTTGCAGTTACGGTTAAGCACATGGATACATTTGTCCAGCCTGAAGAACTGACCGGCGCTGTAACTCTTAACCTGACAATTGACAGCCAGGTTACCGCTGGTGCTAAGCTGCACCTGAAGCTCGATGCTGATGGAACCAACAGAACCGTTACCCTGGGTACCGGGTTTGATGCTTCCGCAGCGGATATCACAGTAACAGCAAATACCGTAGTATTCAAGTCTTTTGTTTACGACGGTACTGCATTCGTGCCTGTAAGCTAGTGCAAACTCAAAATCGCTATACCGTGAAAACATTCAAATTCATCTCATCCCTCGCAGTGGTGCTTCTTTTCAGCACCATCCTGTCATCAGTTATCGCTCCCAATCTTGATCTTCCAATGGGGGCAGTCTTCGGCACTCTCACTGCCTTATCTCTCATTCCAACTCCGAAAGGTGTTGCCTTCATGGCAATCCAGAAGGAGATCTGGCTGGGAGATATAGTCGGGAATCTCTTTAAGTCAAACCCGCATCTTGGCTATGCAATGAATGCCGATGAGTTTGTGCTTAACGGGAAGGTGGTTCATATACCTAATGCCGGGTCTAAACCTGGGGTACAAAAGAACCGAACAAAGCTTCCTGCTACCGTTATAAAGCGAAACGATGTTGATATTACATTCTCGCTCGATGAGTTTACCTCAGATCCGATGCGGATTGACAACGCCGAGAAATATGAGCTCTCCTATGATCTGAGAAACTCAATAATCGGAGAGCAGAAATCTGCGATTGCAGAACTGGTTGGAGACTGGTTCTTCAGGTACTGGGCACCGACTCTGGCAACAGCCATGCGCAGGACAACGGGCGCCAACGTGGCTACCCATTATGGTACCGGCACCCGGAAGCTTGTCACACTGGATGACATCAAGGCAATCCAGAAGATGATGAATAACTGGAACATTCCCCAGGAGGGCCGCGTTGCTGTACTGGATGCCGAGATGATGGACCAGTTTACTTCGACGCTGAATGCAACCACTTACCGCGATTTCTCCGCGGCATACGATGCTCAGCGCGGAGTCATCGGCAAGCTTTACGGCTTTGATTTCCTCGATCCCAGGTCAAGTGTACTGCGCTACAGCGCTGACACGACACCGGTTCCTTATGATCCGGACGATGCAGTTGCATCAACAGACTTTGCTGCCGGCCTCTTCTGGCAGAAGGATCTTGTTATCCGTGCAATGGGTCAGCATGAGCTCTTCGAGAGCACCGGCGATCCCACCGTCTATGGTGACATCTACTCAGCTCTGATGCGCGCAGGTGGCCGCATCAAGAGGAATGACGGGAAAGGTGTTATTGCTCTCGTCCAGGCTGTCGGCGCATAACAGATGAAGAGGAATCTGACCATACTAGCGGTTATCACAGTCTTTTTCATCCTGATCGGATGTAACAGACATGTGATACCCGTTACCGTGGTCACCACAGAGGACTCTACCACTACATCAGTCAGTAATACATACATTCGTGAAGATCTCCTGGGCAAACCCGACAGTGCTATCATCAGTGCCCTGCTGAAGTGCGATAGTCTTGGAAACATCTATATCCAGACTATCGCACAACTGCAAGGGGAGATAGTGGCCCAGTCGCTTCAGTTGTCCAATAACTCTGTTTCAGTAATAGCTTCAGCTCAGCATTGGGTAACAGCAGAAAGTCAGAATAGAGACAGCATCAGGATTGAAATCAGGGAGGTTCCCGTTCCATATCCTGTAGAGAAGATTACAAATAAGCTGACATCCTGGCAATCATTTCAGATATGGATCGGCAGAATTGTATTGATCTCAGGGCTTATTTATCTCCTGGTTGTCTTGCTTAAAAAGAGATTCACGATCATTAGCAAACTATTTAAACAGTAATACAATGGCAGAAACAAGGCTTATTGGTTTAACCAGCATAAAGATAGGTGCTATAGCAGGCGATGGAGGAATGGGCACGACCCTGGCTGCGCTTGGTGTTACCTACAAGGATACTGCTGAGATCACCCAGGATGATCCCGTCATCACTGAACATAACAGCGAGGAGAACGATGAACCGGAGGAGACTATCGCCACTAAAGGGAAGACCACGGTAAAGTGGAGTATCATTGACGCTACTCCGGCGACTCTTGTGAAGGTTCTGGGCGGCACAGTGACAGGAACGGCACCCGATGAAGTATGGAATGCTCCTGCGACAGCAACGGATATCGAACAGTCAATAGAGATTACGCCCAAGTCCGGTCCCGCTATCAACATCGTGCGGGCGAAGATCCAGGCGAAGATCAACTATAAGCTGGCGAGAACCGGCATATTCCTGGTTGACATTATCGCAACCGTACTTACGCCTACAAAGGCGGCTACACCACCGATAACAATCGGTTAGAGTAACCAAACATGAAAAGCCTCTCACCGAGGCTTTTTTTAAATCATTTTGTATGGACACTGAAAAACTTGCAGCTGAGGTATTACTTGATAAGGGCGTTGCCTGGAGGCTCCCCTCTCCATGGTTCCTGAGGATCTTCGGGAAATCAACTGTAAGGTTATCTATAAAACCTCTTCGGCTGGGAACTCTGCTTGAGTTATCCAGGCTTTATCTGGCTATGGGAATTACCGAGGAAAAGCTTTCTGGCGATGTGAACCAGTTGATCCGGTCAAATGTGACAATGGTAAGCCGGATAGCGGCCATATGTGTTCTCAATTCACGGCTCCGGATCCGGCTGTTCACAAATATCCTTGCCAGATTCTTACAAAACAGACTTACAGGTAATGCGATGCTGGAGCTCATGATGTTTGTGGTGACGCTTAGCGGGGCATCGGCTTTTTTGAGTACTATCAGATTGATCGGGGTGATGAAGATGACATCTCCGAGGAATCTGGGTCCGGAAGATCAGGGGAGTCAACAGTCCTAGGACTGCATAGCCTCTGGGGTACAATACTCAGTTTGCAGGAGAAGATTGGTTGTACTCATGATTACATTTTATGGGGAGAATCCTGGCTGAATATTCAGATGAAGATATCTGACAGTGCAAGGGTGGGTAAACGTAAAAAGCATATTGAGACTGAGGATGAGTTAAGAGAATTTTTGAAAATAAACAACTGATATGACCGATAAGCTTGGACCTATAGAAATTGAATTCCTGCTCGATAAGAAGGCAAATGAGGAAGCTAAAAGGCTGAAGGCATCTCTCGATGATATCGGTCCCTCCGGTAAGAAATCTGCAGAATCACTGAAAACTGCCGTGCAGGAACAGAAGAATGTCATTGCCGGCATCGAGAAGGATATTAAAAAGCTCGAGAGCATGTTGAAGACAATTGCTCCGGGAATGGCCAAGGTCGAATTATCCGGTGAATTAAAAGCTGCTAAAAAAGCCCTGGAAGAGGAGAAGGCGATACTTGCCGGCGTTGAACAGCAGGCTAAGGCAACCGAAGCCGCTCATGTTACTCTTCGCACCCAGCTTCGTCAAATGAAAGAAGAGCTAGTAGGGCTGGAAGCTGCTGGTAAGCGAGGTACTGCAGAATATGACGCATTACAGACGCGCTTCGCAGATCTTACTAATGCTATGGGTGACGCCCAGAAACAGGCAAACATTCTTGCAAATGATGAGCGAGGTATGCAAGGAGTTATCCAGGGTCTTACTGGTCTTACCGGAGCAGCTTCAGCTGCTCAGGGAGTCTTTGGGCTATTTGCCGGCGAAAATGAAAACCTGCATAAGATCATGTTAAAGGTTCAAAGCCTTATGGCAATCACAATTGGTCTTCAACAGGTTCAGCAGACACTTAATAAAGACTCTGCATTTTCCATCGTAGTACTAACAAAAGCAAAGACCGGTCTTGCAGTAGCAGAGACCAGGCTTGCAGCTGCCTTCGGGATCTCGACTGTTGCAGCCAGGGCTTTAATGGCTACTCTCACGCTCGGTCTATCAGTTGCGATTGGTGTTGCCATTGCTGCTATAACCAGGCTTGTAAATAAATCTCAGGAGGCAAAGAAGGCCACATCTGAGTTCAATGAGGCTACAGCAGAAGCGGCATATGCCTCTATCGCTTCCTTCGAAAGAATGCGCCAGGAGTGGAATCGCCTGGGCAATGACATGAAGGCAAAAAATAAATATATCAAGGAAAATGAGGATGCGTTTAAGGATCTTGGGATACAGATAACCGGGGTCGCAGATGCGGAGAGTGTATTTGTTGCAAATAAAGATAAGTTCCTGCAGGCTCTTTTGGATAGGGCCCAGGCAGTTGCGGGCTATGAGCTCGCCACCGATACATTTAAGCAGTACCTGGAGAAGCGACTGGAGACTGAGACTCTGCCGGCCAAGGAAAGGAAGTGGGTTCCATCAGGGACTCCCGGAGAATCCGGAAGTTATGTCGAAGAGTATAGCAATAAGTGGTTGAAGGCTCAGGGAGAGATGGATGATCTCTATAAGAAAGCCCAGGGATTTATCACTAATTCAATTGAGGCTGGTGAGCGCTCGCGCAAGATTATAGAAGATCTCGGCCTTTCGACAACTAAAAATCTTGAGAAGATTGCTCTTCTTGAGGAGAAGATATCTGAGCAGGAGAAACTCCTACTGGAATCAGTGGAGGCAGGAAAGGAATCAGAGGCGAAGGTTATCGCTGATCGGATCTTTCAACTTAAGGAGGAGCTCAGGCTGCGCAACTTACTTTTAGATGCAATATATGCCCAGAAGAGAGCGAATGAGTTAATAACAAATACCCAGGCGGGAGCATGGCAGCCAGCTGCTGCTCCTGCAGGATCCATAGGTGCACCTTCTACCGGCGGTAAAGCTGCCGGTGCCAGGTACTGGCAGACGCCTGTCTTTGATCTTGAAACCGCTAAGAAGACTCTCTCTGTGATGGACGCTCAGGCAGCAATCGCACGAAACGCAGAGGCTTATGCCAAGAAGAAAAAAAAGCAAGATGATGACTCAAATAAAATAACAGAAGAGGAGCTGAAAGTCCGAGTCGAGATTCTTAATGCCGTTGGTGAAACGGTTGCGATGCTCGAGAGCGCTGGATTTCTCTCGAAAGAGTTCGCTTCAGATATGCAGAGCATGATAAGCTTTGCGGGTGGTATAATTGAGGGGGCGGCATCAGGGAACTATATAGGAGCTATTCTCAGCGGAGTTAGTATGTTCATTGATCAGATTGCCCGGTTCTTTGATCAGACAAATGCTTATGAGGACCGGATCCGGGAAATGAATGCTCTCCTGGACAGACAGCGCAGATTGATTGAGCTATCACAGCGCAAAGGTGGAGAAAAGGATGCATTAGCTCAGGATATTGACCTACGTAAAAAAGACTTGGAGCTGCTCAAGGAACAACTTGCCCAGGAGGAGAAGGATCTTGACTCACACTGGAAGAATCGCTTCGGTAAACTCGATGAGCGTTTAGCCAGGATGGAAGACATAAGAAACCAAATTAACGAGGCAGGGATCGCACTCGAAGATGCTGAGCAGGCTTATACAGATTTCCTTGCCGGCGGTATTACCGAGACCACGCTTGCGGATACTATCATAGATGGCCTAAGGCAAGGAAGAATTGGCGTAGCTGACTTTGCTGCATACATGAATGATATGCTTACAGAGGCAGTCCTCCAATCCTTCAGTGCCGCGATCCTTGGTCCCGCTATAACAGAGCTGCAGGAGATGGTTGCTGAAGCTTTAATCGACGGCATACTAACCGAAGAGGAGGCTAAGAGGATCAATCAGCGTGCATCTGAAATAGCCAGGGAAAATGAAGAGAAATTCAAATTAGCCACGCAAGGATTAAATACTGAGACAGCTGATACATCATTGACAGGAGCAATCAAAGGAATAACCGAGGAAACCGCGTCAGTATTAGCCGGGCAGATGAACGCTATCAGGATCTCCCAGGCTACTGCAAATAATGTTCTCCTCGATTCACTTAGAAATCTTGTCCTGATAGAGAGCAATACAAGGTACTGTCGTCATCTCGAGAGTATTGACAGCAAATTAGATGTGCTTAAAAATAATGACCTCAGAGCGCTGGGATTAAATGGATAATTATGGCAGTAGAATATTACATCAACGATTATTTATTCACAACAGGCGGCGTGTATGTCAGCGAATCCAAGGGATTGATTGACGGCCTGAAGTTAAAGGATCCTCGGCGCTTTACCTGGCCGGATCATCATGGTGAAGTTGTCGATCTTGCCGCTCCGAGATATGAGTCAAGAGAGATCACGCTTAACTGCTTTTTAAAAGCCAGTAATATGGCCGATTTCCAGGCAAAGATATTAGCATTCCTGGCTCGTTTCATGTTGCCTGGACTACAAAGACTCAAGGTAGTGGTTGACCCCGCCAAGCCCCTGCTCTATCTAATTTATCTACCAGCGGGAACCGATGTTGATAAGCGGTGGTATCCCTCTAAGATGGTTGGCACGTTCAATCTAAAGCTCAAAGAGCCTGAACCTGTTAAAAGAGTATACGCATATACAGCTGCAGCAGGTTTGTTGACTTTAAATTTTGCAGTTACCACGACTGAGCCCGTAAATATCTATTGGGGAGATGGATCTGTCACATATGATGTAACGACATCTTCCGGGACAGTCTCTCACGAGTATGCTTCAGCCGGATCTTACCACATTATAATAACTGGCATCATAGAGAATATTACTGGAGTTACAACAACAGCAACCCTTCTATGGAGCAAATTATAATAACACCGGCGGTCGGATCTTCATGGTCTCTTCTTACCAGGGCTGAGGTATCGACCCTGAGGTCTTGCATTCAAAAGAGATCTCTGTTGGGGCAGGACACCCTTGAGATGATTGTCGAGAGCGCTTCTCCACTCCCGTTTAAAATACGAGATACGATAACCATTTTCGGTAGCAGCTACTACTTAAACGCTCTGCCGAAGGTCTCCAAGTCAGGATCCAGACTATATGAATATGCTATGACCTGGGAGGGGAGGCAATACGATTTGCTTCATGCAAAATACTTGGATGAGGGAGACGATGGTGTTAGCATATCCGCCAGATTCAGCCTGACAGGTGACATTGAGCTGTTTTTAAATGTCCTGGTCAATAATCTTGACCGCGTCTATGGCGCCGGCAAGTGGATACTTGGATCATATCCTACGACAAAATATCTTACCCTCACTTTTGATGAAGAAAACTGTCTGGCAGTACTTCAGAAGTTATGTGGCCAGGAGAATTTTAACCTGGAGTTTGAGATAGTTGAGAACACTCCCGGAGTCTGTATAATAAATATCGATGATGCCATTGGATCCACACATGTCCAGACTTACAGATATGGGAAGGGGCGCGGACTCTACAGCCTTACCAGGCAAACGGTTTCAAATAAAAATCTGATCACAAGACTCTATGCCTTTGGATCAGATATCAACCTGCCATCAAATTACCGGGGTTTCTCACAAAGCCTTAAGCTGCCCGGGAACGTCAAATCGTTTATTGAAGATGATGCAGCCATAGCTCAGTTCGGACTTATTGAGGGCTCAAAGACATTCAGCGATATCTATCCGCACCGGACCGGTATTGTCACTAGCCTGGGAACTACTATTCAGCGGTTCATAGATAGTGGAATGGACTTTGATATTAATGCAGTTGATGGAGAGGGGAACACCCTTTATTTGATCAACGGCACTGCACCCAAAATTCATTTTAATACGGGGAATCTCGCCGGTTATGACTTTGAGATCTCATTTTACGACCACAGCACAAAAACATTTGCGCTCAAGGCATTTAAAGATGAGAGAGGCATGGTATTTCCCAACGAGAGCGCTGCTTTTCAATTCCAGGTAGGCGATGAGTATGTCATTTTTGACATCATTATGCCATTAACGTACATCACAGAAGCAGAGAATGAGCTGCTGATTGAGGCAACTAAATACCTTGATGAGAATTCCCAACCAAGAGTGCAGTATGCGCTTACATTTGATGAATTCTACCTGGAGAAAACATTTGGCGGAGGAGCATCAGTACCTAATATATTCTCAGTGGGAGACTATATCACTATCCAGGATACTGAGATTGGCGTTAACAAGGCTATCAGGATCCATACATTTACAAGGGATTTATTAAGACCCTACAACTATAACCTGGAGCTCACAGATATCAAGGAGATAACATTATTTCAGCAGGTTCTCAGCGATGTAATGGAGACATCGAAGATCATTGCATATAATAAGCTCAA